ATCTCAATACTATCTCGATTCCATACTTCTGTTCTTCGTTGTCTATTTCGATTTCCAGACCCTTTGAAGCATACAGGAGGGCTACACCACCACCGGGAACAATACCTTCCTGCTGTGCGCTTCTGACGGCTTCTAATGCGTCTTCAATACGATGTTTCTTCTCTATCATTTCGATTTCGGTAGCTGAACCGACTCTAATGATTGCGATACCAGATGCAAGTCTTGTGATACGTTCTTGTAATCTTTCGCATTCATACATCGATTCTGTTTGTGCAAGCTCGGCTTTGATGGCATCAATTCTTGCATCTGTCTCAGTCATATCACCTTTCCCTCCAACGATGGTAGTAAGCGATTTACCAATCTCAATCTTCTTTGCTCTACCAAAGTCTTTGAGTTTGACATCAGACATTTTCATACCACTTTCCATCGAAACAAAAGTAGCTCCAATAGAGATAGCAAGATCCTTCAAGATGTTCCTACGTTCTTCCCCGTAACGTGGTGCTTTGACAGCAGCAACTTTCATTGTGCCACGCATTGCATTCATGATAAGAGCAGCTAATGCTTGTCCTTCAATCTCTTCCGCAACTAATACAAATGGTTTTCCTTCTCTTGCAATGAGTTCCAATACGGGCAACATATCACCAACGGAATCAAACTTATGATCTGTAATAAGAATGTAAGGATCATCATACTTTACTACTCCCTGACGTTCATCATTTATAAAAGCTGTTGCTAAATAGCCAGAATCAAATCGAAAACCCTCTACAACATCTAAAGAAGTCTCTAACGACCTTGCTTCTTCAATAGTGATAGAACCATCTTTGCCTACTTTATCAACCGCAGTTGCAATCAATTTACCAATAGACTTATCGTTGTTGGCTGAAATACAAGCAATATGTTCGATATCTTCTTCGGAGGAAATTGGAACAGAAATATCTTTTAGTTTCTCAACAAATACTTGCAATGTTTTATCCATACCTCTTTTAATCTCGATAGGAGAAATGCCAGAAATAATATACTTCTGTGCTTCTCTCAATAGAGCACGGGCTAATACAATAGAAGTAGTTGTACCATCACCAGCTTGTGCAGCAGTCTGTTGCGATGCTTGTTTGATAATCTGTGCTCCCAAGTTTTCAAAGGGATCATCCAATACAACTTGAACTGCAACACTAACACCGTCTTTGGTAATGACGGGATTCTTATTCTTTTCTTGTAGGATTACTGTTCTACCTTTTGGCCCCAATGTCGATGCGACATTATCAGCCAAGATATCTGCACCACGCAAGATTGCTTCGCTCAAAGCACGACCATTACTATATTTGTTACTCATTAGAAACTCCATTTCATTTGAATATTATTATAACCAGATAACTGTATGCTGTCAAGTAGTTTATTACATTACTACTTGTTTTTATTCTTCCATAAATTCTGTTTCTGCATCTGCGTATGGATCAAATGGTGCTGGTTGCTTGGTTTTAGATTTCTTTGCCTTTATTTTCTTTTCTTTTGGCTCTTCATCCGAATAATCTTTTGCATAGGACTTTCCTTCATGAAATTCTTCAACGATGATAGAGACAGTAACGCCACCAGCAAAACGAATATCTAATGTGGTTTGATAATCTTTTTCACCCATTTTGGTAACGAAAGAAAAGTTGAAACCTGCTTTTGTAGGAGTATCAGTTACTATTACTTCTTCTGAACTCATGGTCAATGAATCTTGCCCTTCGAATACGGTTGCTGATGCTTCTTGACCATCTGATGATGCAACGATTTTTATGAAGGTTGGATTGAAACCCGAAAGACTAACTCCGAAAGCAGTAAGAGCAACCATAGGATTAGTATATTGTTGCATTACTTCGTTTGCGTTTTTCAAGTTATTAAAATCTTGGAGATAAGAAGTCATGAATCTGAAACAAGTAGACTTGCTGACTAAATAACCAAGTTTATATTCATCACTTTTAATTTTACCTTGACGTTTAGAAGCAGCATTGACAATTTTTCCAATAGCATATTCTTCGTTACCTAATTGTTGTATAAATTGTGCTTTACTGTTTTGATATTCAGCCTCATATTTCTCGATTAAAGCAGCTACATTAGGAATAGTTTTATCTTTATATAATTTAAGTATTTGTGTTTCTTCATTGGAAATAGAGAACTCACTTGCTGATAGCTCTGTACCTTTGATGTTTTTTATCTTCAAGAAAGCAGTTGCCCTTCCAGACAATGCAACTTCTTCTTTCAAAGAAAGAGCATAAATAAGAGGATTTTCTCCACCAAATAAGGAGTTTATTCCTACGGCATCTGGATTGTCCGATGGAACTGGTGTAACAACCTGTTCGCTGATTGCAGCTTTTTTGACAATATCAATTATCTGTTGTTCTGCTCCTGCATCATAAACATAGATATCGCCGGGACACCATTTATCAGGATCTAATTTAGTAATTTTAGAAGCAACTTTTCTTATCATTTCAAATAGTTGTCCTCTATCGACAACATTCTTATTATAGTTTCTCGATGCCTTTGCGGCAGAAATAGCATTTAGAAAAAGGTGAATCTCTTTCTTGTCGGTTATTGCATTCTCATTCAAATAGATAATAGCATTTCTCACAAGAGAGGAAGATTTAGCTCCAAAGCGTTTTGAATCTACAATTTGTACTGGTAAGTCTAAAATCTTGGAACTTGTTTGTTCATCTTTTGCTTTTAGTTTTTCTTCCGCAACAGTCCAGCCGTCTGGGCCAGCAAGGAAGAAAAATGCTACTAATCCCTCTTTCATATCAGGAGTTTCAGTTCCTTGCAAGCCACCTTTTGTGGGTTTGGCAGTTAATAAACTTTTGCTGAGGGCATTTAGGGGATAATATTTTACATTACCTTCTGCATCTTTAGCTGGTATAACAAATTTATATCCTTTCTTCTCTTTGAACAATAAATCAAGTTTTTCTTTATCAGCATTAGAATCTGTAAAATCAACTAAAAATTGTTGACCTTCGGGAGATTCAATATCTACAGTAAATTGTTCTGGGGTTTGATCGGGCGATGAAGGCTCCAGAAAAAAAGGTTCTTTGTTTTGTATTTTCTTTAAAATAGGAAAGAAATATTTAGTTCTGGAAACCTCGTCGGTGCTAAAGGTAGCTTCTTTTAGTAAAGCTACTTCTTGCACTAATTTTAAAAGTTTATCGACATTAAATGTGTTGTTCATGTTGATAAATAGTCCTTTTATACAATAATATCTGCAATTCCAAGTTTAATGGCTTGTTCTGCTGATAGATAAACATTGACTTTCTTATCTATCATCTTACGCAGTTCATTGTAAGACATTTTAGTTTCATCGGCAAGAGCATTTAGATAAGCAGTTTGGATATATTTGATTTCTTCCATTTCATTTTGTAAGCTATGGAATGAACCAGCATTACCACCAACAACTGAATGAATCATGACACGACAATTCTTTCCAATCTTACGTTGTCCCTTGGTTCCTGCTGCAAGTAATAGAACACCAGCAGACATAACTTTTCCAAGACCAAAAGTAACAATATCACATTTTTCTCTTGTAACACGCATCATATCATAAAGTGCAAACATATCGTCTGCTGAACCACCGGGAGTTGAAATAATAAACTCAATAGGTTCGATAATAGTTTCTATTTCTGAATCTGGATCATCAGGGTCAATTGGTTGTTTTACTTCGGCTGTATCTGCAAGATCAATAAGTGCTCCAATCAGTAAAGCTACTTTTTGTTCTTCTACCTCTCCAAAGAGTCCAATCAATCTCATATCATTATCTTCTGGTGCAATCAAAGTAACGACAGGTTTGGTTTCCGATTTAATTGTTTCTTCGTGCTCTGTTTCATCATCAATTCTTTTTTTGGTTTTTGAGAACATATTCATTTTCATTTCCTCTTTGTATAAGTATTATAACATTGCGTTTATCACTTGGCAACCTTTTTATTTTGTTTTATCATGTTATTCACATGTTGTGCTGCACCATTCCAGTTGTTGAACGGAACAAATTTGCTTTTATACATATCTGGATAATTATTGACAAAAGTTACTATTATCTTTTCTCTCCACATTCTGAAATTCTTCTCATGGATGAGAGAATAATGCTCTATATCGTTATCCGACATTCCTTTCTCTTTCAGAATTAATTTCTTGCTTTCCATTACAAACTGAATATCTTGTTCAATGAACACAAGAGATATAAGTATGTCATTTGTTGCTTTTTGTATGATATTAGAAGTTATTCCAAGTTGTAACATTGACGAGAAAGTTTTGTGAAAGAAGAATCCACACAAGAACCACATAGAAATTGAGAGCATTTGTAAAAACATATTGTATCCTTGAATGTAAAAAAGACCGTGTTACTCACATAACACGGTCTTCGATACATAGCAAACTTTTGTTGGGTTTATTATACTAACTTACGGATAACACGTTTTAGGATTTCGTTGACGATATCATCATCAGTTACCAGATCTACATTTTCAAAAACCAAGGATTCTTTCATTTTTGCATCACCTCCCCCGGTGTTACGAATCCTTTTGTTGGTTCTTCTGTTTCTAGTTTCATCGAGTTCTTTTGGTTCTTCTTCGTCCTCAACTTCAACTTCTGAATCTTCGTCTTCCATTCCACCTTCATCTTCCATTCCACCTTCATCTTCCATTCCACCTTCATCTTCCATTCCACCGAAATCCATTTCTTCTTCTTGGTCAGCATCTTGACCAGCCATTGCTTTTTCAAGAGCGGCAGGAAGAATCTTTTCTAATGCTCTTGTGAGAAAGCCTTCGAATTCGTCTTCGGATGCTTCAATTTGACCTTCGGGAGCTTCGGGTTCCATATCAGCTTCAACGGGTTCTTCTTCCATATCACCCATCTCTCCCATATCATCCATCTCACCCATTTCTTCATCAGCAGCAGGTTCATCTTCTTGCATACTGCCAGTATATTCTTCATTCAATCTTCTTTTGCCATTTCCGATAAAATTACTGATTTTATCTTGTTTAATATTTGCAAGTCTCATAAAACTTGAAACTTGTTTCTCTGTAAGTAAAGTATTTTTTGCCATGTATTTAACTCCTAACGAAAATAAATAGTATCAACTTATTAAAAATCCTCATTTTCTTCTTCGATTAGATCAAAAATTTTACTCAAATCTTGTTCGGAAAATAAAATGTCTTGTAATTGCTCTGCTCTTTTAATTAGTTTCTGTTTTCTTTCAAGTCCTTTTTTGGTATTCAAATTTCCTTTTTGTAATCTTTTCTTATCCATCCACTTCGCAAACTCTGGATCTTCCTCGATATAAGCATCAATTACATCACGAAAAAACTCGGCTTGCTTCTTATATCCATCTTGTAAAAGATGAACAATAAAAGTTGCTTGCTTATGCGTTTCAACCCATAAATAAAATCTTTTCCAATCCATTAGTTTCTTTCAAGGATATGTGTCTTACTTTCGGTAAGACCAGAAGATGTTTGTTCAATGAATCTGGATTTAGACCAATATTCCTTGATTGTTCTTGCACCAGAATAAGAGAAAGCAGAACGAATACCATTTTCAAGTTGGTCAACAACATCGACAGTAGCTCCTTTATATGGAACAGTAGTGGAAATACCTTCCAACGAAGAAGATTTACCACGCCAATCCATTTGAGCATCTTTGGATGCCATACCACGATATACTTTACGTTTATTGTTTGACTCTGTGCTTATGACATCACCGGGAGTGCAATCAGTTCCCGCAAGAAGAGAACCAATCATAACAAAGTCTGCCTTTGCTGCAAGTGCTTTTGCAATATCACCAGAATTTTTAATTCCACCATCAGCAATAAGAGTAACATCAAGCGGAATAGATGAACAATCTAATATTGATTGCAAGGAAGGAACACCGTGACCTGTTTGAATTCTGGTAGAACAGATAGAACCTCCACCTATACCAATACGAATGCTATTAGCTCCCCAAGAAGCTAAACGACAACAGCTTTCAAATGTTGCAACATTACCAGCCATAAGATGTGGCTTATCACCAAGTTTATCTCTTAATTGGTTCAAAGCTCGTTGCATTAGTATATGGTCACCATGAGCAACATCCAAGCATAAGATTCTTGCTCCCAAACTATATAACTCTGTTGCTCTTTCTAAATAATCACCAGTAATACCAATTGCAAATCCAACCTTAGTAGGAGAAATGTTTTCGAATATAATCTCTGCCATTTTAGATTGCTTTTCAACTGTGTTATACCTATGCACAATCCCAAGACCACCCATTCTCGCAAGAGCAATTGCCATTTTCTCTTCGGTAATAGTATCCATTGGTGAAGAAATAATTGGTAGACTAAAATGCAAATTTCTTTCTGCATCCAAAATGCTGCTAATATCTACATCTTTTCGGGATTCTATATCAGAGTATTGGGGTACAAGTAGAACATCATCATAACTTAAAGCTCGTAGCATATTTACCTCTTAATGTTTGTTTTATAGGAATGAAGAAAATCGGCAATATCATAGAATGAATAGCCAGTTTCTGGATCAGGGTTCTGTGGATATGGTATCTCCACCATATCACTATTGAATACAACAAATAGGTGAGGAACACCAGTTATTTTGAAAAATCCTGTTAGTTTTTTTGATTCAACTGCATTCACTACTCCGAATTCATAATCGTTAGAGAATGAAGAACATATTTGTTTAAATATTGGCTTCAGACCATCACAAAGATGACAATTTGGATTATAGAATTTGATCAATAAAGGTTTTTTACATTGTTGTGCAATTTGTGAAAAATTATTATCATTTATTTTATTTATTTTCATAGTATCCGATTAGCCTTTCAACATACCATTTTGCTTTTTTTAGATCTTCAAGTGGATTTTGTTTGTGTTTATACCTTGAAAGATACTTTATTGCATTTCCTGCACAAAAATCTTCACCCATTCCAATATCTTCAATGTAAGCTATTACTTCAATAGAACCTTGATTGTAGTGTTTAGGATGGTTTACTGATTCTTTGCCAAGTTGCATTAATTGTTGTTTATTTATATCTGACATTTAAATTTGCTCCTTTTCTAAATCTTCTGCCCAAGCTTGAATGTTGGTTCTGCATTCGGGACAATAAAGCTTCACTTCTTGTCTTTCGTTATATACAAAGACCGTCCAAGTCGTAGCATGTTCTTTTGATTTCTTATCAAATGGTTTAGAGCAACCAAGACATTTATCAGGGATCTTCCCAAATAATACCATCTTTTCTTGAAGCTCTGGTTCTTCTCCATTCTTCTTGGCTGTTCTTCGTTCTTGTCTATTCATATTTAAGTCCTTCAACTGTTTGTGGATTAGATGAGAATTATATCCCGTTTAGAATATCTCCGCAATAGGATATACAAAAATATTTAATATATGTTTTCTCAAATGTCATTGCACATACACGTTTTAATCCATTCTTCGTCCAAGTAAACTTCTTCTTCGGTCAAAAAAGATACAGCAATCCAATCAAATGCTGATTTATCGGATTTTTTGGCAATGAATCCAGTATGTGTAAATAATATCTTATTTTTAGTCCAATGATTGAATTGGACAATATCCCCAATTTTAATAATAGATTTTGTCAATTTAGTTTTATTACTGATTCGTCAGGTACTTGATAGTTTTCTCCGTCAAACCATTGAACACAGACATCACATACGTCATTTCCTAACTGAACAACCTGAGTGATATATCCAACTCGTTCTGTCTGCATAAAACGCACTATATCACCAATTTTATAATTCATTTGCTTTATTATCCATTCTACCGTACTTTGGTGGAACATACAATCTGTCACCACCAAAAACTACCACCATAGAGGGAAATGGTGCAGAATTTACAGATCCACCAAATTTAAGCCTTCCTTTGATAAACAAAATCTGATTTGCCTTGGTGCAATAATCATGAAAGAACTTTGTATCTGTTCTTGCTGCAACAAGCATTACAACAACTGTATTTGGCTTTTTGGATTCTTCATATGCCTTATTGACCCATTGCTTTACTTTGGAGTAAGGAGGATTCACAAATACATTATGTCCTCCCCAATCTTGTGATAAACCATCATCTTGTTCAGTAAAGAACTTTGGACATTTGGTATTGGTTGCATCAGCGCAAGGATCTAAATTGAAATTATACTTTTGATTTAGATTATCGTAAAAGTCTTGTGGGGTTGCCCAAAGATCTGTGTTGTTTGAAAATACAATTTTTTGTGTTTGTTTGTTCAATTATTCTCCCATTAAGTTATGTAAAAATTCTGATTCATAAAAGTTTTCTGGTCTTCCGGTATCGAATGGGATTATACTAAAAACATAATAACCACCTTCATTCGTTCCTTCACCCAAATTTATTGTTTGATAATAGCAACGAAGAAAAATACCGTATACTACCATATTGCTTGTTTGGAACTTTAAAATATCACCAATTTTGAAATTATGTTCCAGAGCTTCCAAAACCTTGTTCGTTCCTTATAGATTGTTCTAACGAGTCTACAAATTCAAAGTGTTCTGTTGTTGTTCTTTCTGGAATTGCTTGTGCAATTCTTTGTCCAATCGAGAAAGAGAATTT